ACATCGACTTAACACGGTCTTTTGCTGCAAGACCGAATAACTTTTCGACCTTATCTCTGGTTCTAGACTCTGGCGTATCAATACCCATAATACGAACACGTTCATCACGCAGCCATACTCCAAATCCTAGATCAATATCAACATCTACTGTGTCTCCATCAACCACTTTAACTAAATTCGCTCTATACTCGTACACTTTAATTCTCCTACTGGAACGCTAATGCTCTCAGTTGTTGCAATTCTTGTTCTAATCGCATCACTTCCAACTGTTTCTTGCGCAGTTCGAGTTCATAAAGTCTGTTACAGTCAACTCTTGACTTGGGTTTTTGACCTAAAGGAATAACAATACGGGCAAAGATACCAACATCTCCGACCCTTGAGTCTACATAACCATCAAGAGGATCAGTGTATCCTCTGCCAATAATGCCTGTTACGCCAAATTCTAAATTTGTAGCGGAACCAATTGCATTAGAACAATCTAAATCACCTGCTTTGAACCTATCATTCTGATAACTTCCGGGTGCTGTAGGCAGGGACAAATTTAGTGAGCTAGATTGACCAAATGCAACAGTAGAATAAAGTAGCACCATTATAAGTGCAAATAAGAAAAGTCTAACATATCCATAATTAATCATTGATTACACCCTTGAGCATATTCTAGAATCAACACCAGAAGACGTAGCATCTCTTTCTAGTATCTTTGAAGTTGTGCAGATATATTCTACTCTATCACAGTCTACTTCTCTAAGGTAAATCTCTACACTCTGCCTTTCAAGGTATTCAACATTGATTAATTTTTGAGTAGAAGCAAACGGCACAGGGTTCCAGTCTTCATCTAGAACACTGACTTCATAGTAGGATATATCTTTACGTCGATTGAAAATAGTCATAGTAGTCACAGCCACCCCTTTCACAAAAGATGGATTAAACTGTGGGTAAGAAGGTGTCCATTCATGACTATAGGCGGCAGTAGCTGTAAGTAATGCTACTACCGCTGCGATAAATGTTTTCATTATTTTGCAATACACTCCGCAACTACATTAGCAGAGTATTGACCACCGGGAAGTGCCTTACCGAAACCGTATTCAACGGTAGACTCAACCTGAAACCAAGTTGATCCTGCAACACTTAAATCATATTCTGTTACATTCTCATACTCAACCTTTGCTGCTTCATAACCGGACATACCAGCATCAGATGTATTGGATACAGTTACTTCACCGTCCCATACTACTGAATCTGTCAAGGAAGGTGCAGATGCAAAGGAATTAGGCCAAGATACTTTAGCAAGAAATTCGTCTGCTGAAGTTACTGCATATCTTACAACAGGATATACACCACCATCAGAAGGAATTGTGCTAAGTGCATCAGGTGTAGGGTTGCCATAGACGCCAGAAACGTCTGTGTAGATTGAACATTTAGATGAAACGTTACCTGTAATTGGAACGCTTTCTGCTTGAGCTACAACTGCACCTAAACCGATGATAGCAGCTGCCGTAATGATTCTGAACATATCTTTCTCCGTTATTGTTCGTTATCATATTGTGAGCGCACCATTTTGTAGTGTTTGGCATCTGTTGCCAACTGTCTCAAAGCTCTGTTATTATCTGGCAATTGTATATCGTCTTGTATTACATGCTTATCAGGATATTCACTCAGTCCCTGATTATACACCGTGCTATAATATGGATTTAATAAAGGGACATTAGCAAGTTGTTCTAACCTACCATTTTCTTGGTCCACATCAATTACACCTTCCATAGACAAATCTGATCTAAGACTATCTTCAAGTCCACCATCTGTTTCTGCAATAGTCTCACCATCTACTTGCGAATCTGATTTTTGAGATTCTTGTAATTCTAACCATTCATCATAGTATTCATCACTAGGATTAAGGTCACTTAACGTAGCTAGGTATTTATATAAATCAGATATAAAATTAGGACATATCGGGTTTAGTGTCCCGCTTGTGCATATAATGTCAGGCTCTGTAATATCCATTCGGTAGTTGTAAATCATAGAAGGATCAGAGATAGTTCCGTTACCTTCTACTTCCATACTACCATCACCCCATTGTTCTGATGGGATAGGAGTAAACCTAAAATATTTTTGAATTGAGTTTCCCGGCACTCCTGTCCAGTCATCTACCTCTTCAAAGATATACCCACCATTAACAGGGTCTGCATTGCGCACATAGACTTTAGCGGCGTCTTCAGGGTTCTTTGACATAACATAATAGTATGTCAACCCATTGACTTGTAAAGAAACATTAGGAGCAGAACTATCAGGCAGCACGCCAGTCATAGACCAATTTAGTCCATTGACTGCTGCATTGTTAGTTACTCCATATATACTATCCGCCCAAGAGTATTGCGAGAATACCGACAACGATAGCACCACCGATAAGAGTGGTCCGTGTATCCGAGTCAACATTAAAACCTCTATTGCTTTGTACATCTGGTCTAACATACTGATTTGCAGGGTCATTCCAAGCATCTTTAGCTTGGTCACCAATTAATCCATCAATAGGGCAGGGAGTTCCTGCATCCATCATAGCCTGAAATACTCTAGGGTCTTGGCACATAACAGATACCGCAGCGACCTTCATTCCCATATTATACAACTGTGTAGCGTTCTTAAGTTTCTCACAGTTCATGTCTCGTACTGTAGAACCAGCAGAGATACCTAGAATCTGTGTCTGAACTGCACCTGACACTCCAATAGTGCAAATGTCAGAGTTTGTTGTATTAATGGTAGGTGCGATAGCAGAGGGAGGCGCAGCAATTACTGTGTTAGTAGAGTCACTTGTACTGGTAACTGTGCTGGTAGTCGTATTCTCTGTGACAATAGCATCATTAGTTGTTTCAGTAGTTTCTTCTGCATAAGCTGCTGTAGTCAAAAACAACATAATGAAAGCAGCAAACAATTTTTTCATCATAGTGTTTGCCTTGGGTTGGTGTTTGTTTTATATTTATACATTTAGTGATTGACAAACAGAATCCAATGATATATAATACCCTTCTAAATGTAAAAGGAGTAACCATACATGGCCGTTCAAGTCAAGCAAGGCAATTCAAAAGCACACACTCGCACTTCTATTGGCAAGTCAAATAACTCACGACCCAAGAACAAGTCTAAGCGTCGTCAATGGAAAGCATATAACAAGCAAGGAAAATAATTACTATGCCGTCTATTATGGATAAACTCAAAAAGAATTCAAAGTTGGATTCTGAGATTATTACCAAGTCAAAATACTATGGTAAGAAAGAAATGGCATCTACTGATGTGCCTATGATGAACGTAGCACTGTCAGGTTCTATTGATGGTGGTCTGTCACCCGGTGTTACTATTCTTGCTGGACCATCTAAACACTTTAAGACCAGTTTCTCTCTCAAGATTGCTTCTGCCTATATGCAGAAATATCCTGATGCAGTAATGCTGTTCTATGATTCTGAGTTTGGTTCACCACAGTCATACTTTGATATGTTTGATATTGATATGGAACGTGTGTTGCACTGTCCTATTACTAACATTGAAGAGTTGAAGTTTGACCTGACTAACCAACTTGAAAACATTACAAAAGGTGATAAGGTTATTATCGTTGTAGATTCGTTAGGCAACTTGGCTTCTAAGAAAGAAGTAGAAGATGCGCTGAACGAAAAAGCAGTAGCAGATATGACCCGTGCCAAGCAGTTGAAGTCTGTCTTCCGTATTGCTACACCACACCTGAGTATGAAAGATATTCCGTTCATTGGTATTGCTCATACATATGATACACAAGAAATGTTTTCTAAGAAAGTCGTATCAGGTGGCACTGGTCTTTATTACTCTGCTGATGATATCTGGATTCTGGGTCGCAGACAGAATAAAGAAGGAACATCTATCGTTGGATATGACTTTGTAATCAATGTGGAGAAATCTAGATATGTCCGTGAAAAATCCATCATTCCTATCTCGGTTACTTGGGAAGGCGGCGTCGATAACTATTCTGGTCTACTTGATGTTGCTCTGGCGGGAAAGTTCGTTATCAAACCTTCTAAAGGCTGGTATTCAAAAGTTGACCCGGAAACAGGCGAAGTCGAAGACAAAAAATACCGTGCAAAAGAGTTGACAAAAGACTTCTGGGATGGTATTATTAACACCACTCAATTTAAAGAGTTTACAGAAAACAACTTTAAACAGGGTGGCAGTTCTAACATTGAAGTGGTAAGTGAAGATGAACTTGAAGAGTGATCTAAAAGAGTTTGAAGATTGGCGTCTAGTTGGTGTAACTGGTGCCAGTGTTGGTGATAAGATTTTGGATTGGGGCATTCAACTGTTGAGTGATGACCAATACAAAGATACAATTCTTATCTTTGGTGAAATCGCCTTTGAACCTAATGAGGATGATGATACAGCAGAAATGAGTTTTGAGTATGAAGTATTTCATTCTCCTAACCATGATATTGTCAAAGGGACTGATGAGTTAAATGAAATCGCTGGGGATGTTATAGTAGCAGCCTTGGAAAAGTCTATTGAAGAAGGAAAGGCAGTATTTAATGAGCGAGAATCTGAACAAGACGATACTTCGATCACTCTTAACTAATGAAGAGTATCTTAGGAAAGTTGTTCCTTTTCTGAAACCCAACTACTTTGAAGGTTCCCTTAAAGTTATCTTCAAGCAGGTTGCTGCATTTGTAGACAAGCACAATACACTGCCCACTCTGGAAGCATTCCGCATTGACTTAGAACAGAATGAGAAGGTATCTGATGATATGTTCACTGAAGTCTCTGCTTTGCTTCCAGAGGTGTTTTCTCCTGTAGATATTGACCAAGACTTTCTGTTAGAGAAGACAGAGAACTGGTGTCAGGACCGTGCTGTTCATATTGCTGTCATGGAAGCTATCAATATCCTTGATGGTAAAAGTGAGACTATGACCAAGAATGCTATTCCTGATATTCTTTCTGAAGCATTAGGAGTAGCATTTGATACTAACATTGGTCACGATTATATTGACAATGCAGAAGACCGTTTTGAGTTCTATACCCGTGTAGAAGACAAACTACCGTTTGATATTGAACTACTCAATAAGATTACCAAGGGTGGTTTGCCTGATAAGACATTGAACATTGCTCTGGCTGGCACAGGTGTAGGTAAGTCCCTATTCATGTGTCATGTCGGTGCTAATGCTTTGCTGCAAGGCAAGAACGTTCTGTATATCACTATGGAAATGGCAGAAGAACGTATTGCAGAACGTATTGATGCTAACTTGCTGGACATTCCTATTGACCAGTTAGACAAAATGCCAAAGGCTATGTTTACTGAGAAGGTGAATAACCTTGCCAAGAAGACTGTAGGCAAACTGATTGTAAAGGAATATCCTACTGGTTCTGCTCACGTTGGACACTTCAGAGCATTGCTTAAAGAGTTGAAACTAAAACGTTCTTTCATTCCTGACATTATTTTTATTGACTATCTAAACATCTGTTCTTCATCTCGTATGAAGTCTATGGGTGGAGCAATTAACTCCTATACCTACATCAAAGCTATTGCTGAAGAACTTCGTGGTCTGGCAGTAGAGTTTGGTGTTCCTGTTCTTAGTGCTACACAGACTACCCGTTCTGGTTATGGCAACTCTGATCCCGGTCTAGAAGACACATCAGAATCATTTGGTCTTCCTGCTACAGCTGACCTGATGTTTGCTCTGGTATCTAACGAAGAACTTGATCAGTCTGGTCAGATTATGGTAAAGCAGTTGAAGAACCGATACAATGACCCTAACAAGAATAAACGTTTTGTAGTAGGCATAGATAGATCAAAGATGCGACTATATGACGTAGAACCATCAGACCAAACTTTGGTAGATGATGGCATTCCTGTATTTGATAAAACCCCTGCTGGTGCAGAAGATAAATTTAAAGGCTTTAAGATATGAACCAAACCGTAATCCCTGTAGCAATCACTTCCTCACTGGTCAATGCCTATCAGGATGGCACAGGCAAGAAAATGTCTGCCCAAGACATTATTGGATACTGTGCTAGAATTTCTAATCCAGATAATCAAAGCAATTCTGAAAATGGTAAACTACTGAAATACTTGATTGATAACAAGCACTGGTCTCCATTTGAAATGGTTGATATGGTTCTTGAGATTAATACAACACGGGATATTGCACGGCAGATTCTGCGTCACCGTTCATTTTCATTCCAAGAGTTTTCACAACGGTATGCTGACCCCACTAAAGACCTTGCTGTCTATATGCGTGAAGCACGGTTGCAGGATACAAAGAACCGTCAAAACTCTGTAGAGACAGATGATGTTGGACTACAAGCATGGTGGGATGCACAGCAGAAGTTTCTAACAACCCATTCCCAACGTATCTACCGGGAAGCACTTGATAAAGGCATTGCTAAAGAACAGGCTCGTGCTGTTCTACCTGAAGGTAATATGCAGTCTCGTATGTATATGAAAGGTAATATTCGTTCTTGGATTCACTACTGTGAACTTCGTGCTGGTAATGGCACACAGAAAGAGCATCGTGAGATTGCTGTAAAGTGTGCAGAAATTCTAAAGAACCATATGCCGTTCCTGAAGCCTTGGTATAAGGAATTGACTGGTGCCTAAAGTATTAATCTCTGAGTATTGGATTCAAGATAATGGTGGAGTTGTTCGTGTATATAAGAACGGTTCTGCCTATGAACTGATTGCAGAGGAAGATGATGGCACAGTCTTCCTCCATTCTAAAAATATTCCAAGGTTAGAAACAGCAGAGAACCGGGCAGAAGAAATTGCTCTCTTGGTATAATGGATAGGAAGGAAGCTGCACGTTTATTCTGGTCAGTCAAAGGGTATCTAATGCCTGATGACTGGTCAGATGAAACCATTGAAGGTATGGTGCGCAGTTACACTAAACGAGTCTGGTATAATCATGAAGCAAATGATGTAGGTTTCGAAGAGGCTTGGGCAGAGAAACATAAAATTCGAAACGATAGTTGAAAAAAATATGAAAAGGAGGGTTGACATTGCCCTCCTTTTTTATTATATTAAGTATGTAAGTTGATGAAAGAGAGATTGATATGAACTTCGCTATTGATATGACCACCCGCCGTTGTGACTGGAACCTGATCGACTACGATCAGCCTGTGCGTGGTGCTGGCATGGTCTGCCAAGGTGAGACTGGTCGCTTCTGCGTGGTCATGGTAGCTGGTCCTGAGTGGATCGCTGATAACCCCAATACTGAAATCGTCTCATGGGACGAAGCATCAAAGCGGATCGAAGCACAAGGATGGTGGCTAGAATAGTCACCCCTACTACATCACACTACATTAATAAAGAAAGGTTCTACATTATGATTAACGCAACGACTCTCAAAGCTATCCGTAACGCTGACAACGATACCCTTAACGCAATGATTAAAGAAATCAATGCACGCCGTAGTGTTGTTCAAAAGCAAATCGGTAACAAGTTTACCGTAGGTCAAATGGTTGAGTTTAACACCAAGAAAGGTGATGTCGAGCGTGGTGAGGTTGAGAAGATCAACCGTAAGACCATTAACGTTCGAACTGCTCCCCTTTTTCGTTGGCGGGTATCCCCAAACCTGTTGCGTGCTGCGTAACATAAATGTCACACTGTCTTACTGATGTGAAAAAAGTTCATTTTGTTGTTTACATTCACATCAGTAAGTTCTATAGTCTATATGTAAGTTGATGAAAGAGAGAAAAATATGACCGAGAAAAAGTTCCAGTTCGCAGTTCACCTTCCTGCTATGACCAAAGAGCAGATGGGCATGCGTATCATGTGTGTAGACATGGCAGAAGTTGGCAACAACATCAAACGTCTTGGAGAAGATGTCTTCTACACCATTGAAGAAAAGATGGACGGTCCATTCCTGACCCATGAAGATTTGGGTCGTGAAACTAATCCTTGGCAAAACCTTTAAAGGAGATTATATAATGATTGCATATATTGCTGAAACGTATCTTTCTAATAAGGACAAGTGGCTTGAGTTGAAAACTCTTTCCACTTTGTCCGAAGCAGAAGAGTTTCTGTGTGGACACTTTGACAGTATTGTTACATCATTGGATAGTTATGACTCTGGTGATATGTCTGTTGAAACTCTGATGAAGAATTGGAAAAAACAGTTCCGTATCACAGAAATCGAGGTTGTGTGATGCTATCAAATAAAGACAAGAACCCTTGGGTTCCAAAGACCATGTTTCTACTGTGTATGGCAGTAGCACTTGGATTTTTTGTAGTAGGAGTAATGCTGTGAATAACTATAAATTTATGACTGATGACCTGACTAATCGCATTTGCGAGTTTGGGTCTAAGCATTTTGGTGTAACCATTGATGTTGATTATGATCAGGTTACTGTTGAAAACATTGCCTGTGATGACACTCTCTTTGAAGCAGCAACTAAGCTGTTCTGGGACCACTACTTTGATAGTGAGGTAGAACTATGAGTATCAGAAGTCAACTTTTTGTTGTAGCACTACTCAGTATCTTTGTGGTGACACCTATTCTGTTTGTGTTTATGGGTCTAATTGGAGTTCTTATCAACGCCATTTGCACCTATATAATCTTTGAAAAATATTGGAATGAACTATGAGCAATCAACGATCAGGCAACACCTACCGTGCTGCTGCTAACGATAACAGTGGTATGGGAACACTGCTGTTCTTCAAGTCTGCTGTAGAGGCATTGAATGGTGCAGGGTATGATGATGCTGCATTTTACTTTGAACAGATTGTAGACCATCTGCGAGATGGTGGTTCTCTTCCTAAAGACAAACGAGAAGCAGAAAAAGTTCTGGGACTTTGATAAAAGGGGGCTTGACCCCCTTTCCTTTTATATGGTATAAATAATATACCAACTGAGAGAGAACAATGGCTTACAATTTTTTTCCTAAAACAGAAGATGAGATTTTAAATAAGTTGGGAAGCAAGTTTCCAGCTCAAAATCTGTCTGACATTGTTAGTGTATTTTCTGTTTTGAAAACAGAATTCAAAGCACTTGAAACACCTATTAATATTGACTTAAAGAAACCAAGTATGGTTAATGTTAGCAGGGCTTTGCAGGGTGACATTACTATTCCCAAACTGAAGTCTCAAGCAAAGACTAAAAAAATCAATATGAAGTTTGGTAATGGTTCTTCTGGTAACCGTGGTACTGCTAACCGTGGCAATATTTTTGAACAACAGTTTGCTACAGCATTAATTGAATGGCATAAAGGAAAACCAGTTGCTGATGCAAAAATACTTGCTGCTATAAAAGATTTAGATAAGACCTATAACATTCGAAAGTCTAAGAAGTTTAAAGTAGAATTAGAAGCCGGTGCAAACACTAAAAGACCTTTAGTATTTGGTTCTAAGATTGTTTTGGATAATCCAAAGGGGCAAGGTAAAGACGTAGGTAAGACTGTTACAGATATCACATTAGAGTTGGATAGTGGTCCCGTCTACCTCAGTTTGAAGCTTGGGGGAACTACAACGTTCTTTAACGTAGGCGTAAAGACTATTCTAACAAAAGCAGAGATTCAAAAAGAAGAAATCACTAACTCCAATGGACTAAAACTTCTAAACCTATTTGGTATTGATCCTGTAACATTTTGTCGAATATTCAATGGTACACTTGGAACAGGATACTCTCAGCAGAATGTTCAATACAATTCATTAATGATGAAAGAACTTCTAGAAACTGGAGTTGGTCACGGGTATCATATTATCCACAAGTTGTCTGGTAAAGTTGTTAGTAAAAGCATGAATAAACAAAAAATGCAGAAGTCTACTAAAGTTGGATCACTTACAACGTACTACGGTGGTAAGACTGGTAGGGGTAAACGTATTGATATGGAGTTTGCTTCACCCCTATACAAGTTCAAGATAAATATTCGTGATACACAAGGTGGTGATGGATATCCTACCCGTATGATGTGTGATTTTAGTTACGTTTAGAAAATTAAATTATATAAATATATCTAAACAAACTTAATCTTATGGGATAACTGATGCAATCTTTTAAATCTTTCTTCACAGAACAAAAGAAAAAGGGATTTTACCTTCAGTTCGTTAGGACTAAAGGGTATGATGTTCTGCGTGTAAATCGTTCTGGAGACTTGCGTTGGGCAGAGGTTCGTGGTAAAAAGGGTTATGAAGGTAATCAGTATGATGCTAAAGACCCACTACATAAAGCATTAGATGGGTTAGGTAAAGCAGTAGACCTTGGAGCATTAACAGCTGGCGAGACTGTGACTATCAATCCTAGACACCCACATGCAAAGAATGCCTTTGCTACAGCAGAAAGAATAATGAAGTCATGATTTCGTTCAAAAAGTTTATCACTGAGCAGAAGAATACACACATGACCCATATTGAGGACAAGGTTCTCTATGGTGGTGTGAATGGAACACGGGATGCAGTTAATGCTCTGCGTTCTCTGCGTGATATGCTGGCTGGTGTAGATAAAGGTAATGTTAGTGTAAAGTGGGATGGCGCACCTGCTATCTTTGCAGGAACTGACCCTAGAGACGGAAAGTTCTTTGTAGCAAAGAAAGGTATCTTTAACAAGAACCCTAAAGTATACAAGACAGATGCAGATATTGACGACGATGCTTCTGGTGACTTGGCAACCAAACTAAAGTTGTCCCTAAAACATTTTGCTAATATTGGCATTAAAGGAGTTATTCAAGGTGATTTACTTTTTACAAAATCTGATCTTAAATCCCAAAAGGTCGCTGGATTGGATTACCTCACGTTTCATCCTAATACAATTGTCTATGCTATCGAAAAGGGCAGTAAGGATGCAGAAGAAATTAGAAAGGCAGAAATTGGCGTAGTCTGGCACACTACATACACAGGTGATGACTTCGAAAGCATGAAAGCAAACTATGGAGTAAACGTGAAGGCTTTGAAGAAGACACCTAAAGTATGGCAGCAGGACGCAATGCTGCGTGACTTGTCTAATACTGCTACTATGTCTGGAAAAGAAACTGATAGAGTTAATGCACACCTATCCCGTGCTGGTAAACTCTTCACTGAAATTTCTGGTTCTACTCTAAGAACACTAGAGCAAAACCAAAAACTCGCACAATTGATTGAGCAATTCAATAATACATTTGTGCGTAGTAATACTGTCATTTCTGACACTGACCAACATGTTCGCAATCTTATTAATTGGATTGAAAACAAGTATCAGAAAGAGATTGACAAAAGAAAATCTGAAAAGGGAAAGCAGACTCAAAGAGATGCTTTGTCTAAAACACTGGAATTCTTCTCAAAGGAGAATAAAAGAAGTCTTAAAAAGATGTTTGATCTACAAAAGGCTATTGTTTCTGCGAAACTTATCCTTATAAATAAAATGAACAGTATTAAACGTGTTAAGACTTTTTTACAAACCACCAACGGGTTTAGGTCAACTGAACCTGAAGGTTATGTAGCTATTGACAAACTGGGAGACAATGCTGTCAAACTAGTTAATCGCTATGAATTTTCAACAAACAACTTTGACCCAACGATACTCAAGGGTTGGAGTAAATAATAGAGGAACGTTATAAATGAAATATCTTATTTCTGCAATTATGGCTACAACTGTAGCTGCTACTGCGGTTGCACAAGATGCCAGTGAATCCCCGCTTATGTCCAACGCAACAGTAGGTGTAGAAACCGACCTGCAAGGTAACGCAGACTGGACAGTTGGGGCAGAATTGGGAATTGCTGGATTCGGTGTAGACGCAGGCTTTACACTCAATGACCGTGGTGACAATGCCGCTGATGACTATTCCGTTGGAGTAGGCACAGGCATGGACCTTGGCGTGGCTTCCCTTGATACAAGCATTAACTATGCATGGGGTGCTACTTCCGGTGCAGACCTTATCGGTCGTGGTGATGGCAACACTTGGGGCGACCTGACTGTTGATCCAGAACTGAAACTTACTCCCGGTATTATCGGTGGTGAGTATGCATGGGTAGGGGCTTCTATGGACCTTGCTTCTGCTGGCGAAATCGACCTTGGTTGGGCTGGTGCTTCCTACGGTGTAGGTTATGAGCATGATCTGAATGCTAATGCATCTGTATCTATTAGTTATGGTTGGTCAGTAGACGTAGTTGACGATCTTGACGATACTACGGTCAATGATTGGACTACTACTGCTGATGGTCTTAAAGTCGGTGTAGGCTTTAAGTTCTAAAATGATCGGGTTTAAAGACTTCCTCTCAATTACTGAGACTTCCTCTCCTAGTGAGGGGGAGTCTTTTCCCATTTCTGAAGCACTGTCTTTTGCTGCTAGACGTAAGAAGTCTATTGACTTTAGACGCCGGAAACAAAAGATTCAAAGACAACGCAAAATTGCTCTCAAACGTCCAGCAACTCTTGATAGATTAAAAAAACGTGGACGTAAATCTGCTAGAGATATCTTAACAAAACGATACTATGGTGGTAAGACTAAGAGTAGTATGAGTATATCTCAAAAACAGCGTGCAGAAAAAAGACTAGATAAAGCAAAGAGAGTAACAGGTATTATTTCTAAGAGACTGTTACCTAGCAAACGTAAACTAGATGTGCAGAGAAGGCGTTGATTTTATGCTTAGTGGATTTAAACAGTATCTAGAAGAAAAATCTTCTGTAGGATATTTTGCATTTGGAAGATTCAACCCGCCTACTACTGGTCATGAAAAATTAATTACAAAAGTTGCTTCTCTTGCTAGAGGCAATGACTATAGAATTTTCGCATCTCAATCAGCAGATGCTAAGAAGAATCCTTTAGAATATAAAACTAAAGTGAAGTTCATGCGTAAGATGTTTCCCAAGTATGCCCGAAACATTGTCATGGACAACTCTGTTAAAAACTTCCTAGATGCTACCATGTATATGTACAAACAGGGTTACAAGAACCTTGTTATGGTTGCTGGTGATGACAGAGTACAAGAATTCCAAAAACTCCTTACCAAGTATAATGGTGTAGATTCCCGTCATGGTAAGTATGAGTTTGACTCTATCAAAGTTGTATCAGCTGGTGAACGTGACCCTGATGCAGATGATGTAACAGGTATGTCTGCTTCTAAACAAAGAGCAAACGCACAGAACAACGACTTTGCAAAGTTTTCTCAAGGTCTTCCAAAAGGTGTATCTGATCAGTTAGCAAAAGAACTGTTCAACGCTGTAAGAAAAGGAATGAACTTAAATGAGAATAAAACCTTTACTAGACATGTTATGCTGGAAGCAGTTTCAGAAAGACGTGAGGATTACGTTAACGGGGAACTATTTTCTGTTGGTCAGCAGGTTATCGTAAAAGAGTCTGATGAAGTAGTTACCATTACTCACTGTGGTTCTAACTATGTTATTGTAGAGATGGACGGTAAGAATAAACGCAAGTGGCTGACTGATGTAGAACCATTAGAAGAAAAAGTTTCTCAGAACCAGATTGATAGTCTAGAGAAGTTTGCTGATAAGTTACTTGCAAAGTATGATATTGATATTGAGTTTACTCGGCACTTTGTTGACCGTGTAAATGATGCCCGTAATAATCCTGAGATTAAAGTTGCTGAACTACAGAAGTTCTTTAAGAAGGTGCAGAAAGCAAAAGGTAATAAAATTAAAACGATTGGTGATTTCCAAGCTGTTCTGAAAGATGTTACTACTGACCTTAATATTCCTGCTGTTATTCGTAACAAAGGTGATGACTTTGAAGTTACTTTGAAAACGATTATGCGGAAGAAGAACTTCAAGACACCTAATAAGATTATCCAGTATGAGAACAAAGTTGCTCAAGACCCTGATGTAAAAGACAAAAAGGGAACGCAGCCTAAGAAATACTTTTCTGGTCTGGCAAAGTCTACCAAAGCATCTAGAGATTCGCACTTTAAGAAAGGTGCTAAGATGGATGATGATAACCCTGCTGCATATGAACCAGCACCGGGTGATAAAGATGCTGAGACTAAAACCTCTAAATATACTAAGAAGTATAAGCAGATGTATGGTGAAGGTGATGGTCTCTGGGCAAACATTCATAAGAAACGTCAATCTGGCAAACCTATGCGTAAACCCGGATCAAAAGGCGCACCTACCAAACAAGACTTTAAGAATGCAAGAAATGAAGAAGTGATGAACGAAGAGGAAAAGAAAGGGTTAGCTGCTAAGGCAGAGAAGTCTGGTATTTCCTTGGGTATTCTAAAGCAAGTTTATAATCGTGGCATGGCAGCATGGAGAACCGGACACAGACCCGGAACTACACCGCAGCAATGGGGATATGCGAGAGTAAATTCATTTATTACTGGTGGTAAAACTAGAAGAACAGCAGATAAAGATTTATGGGCAAAGGTAAAAAAATGATCACTTTAAGAGAATTCAAAGAAAAA